TACACTTCAAAATATAAATTTGCAGATGATGTAGAGTTTTATGGTATTAATCACCGTCCTAAAATACAATATTATGATAAAGGATGGGGTTTTTATAAATGGCATATAGAAAACGATGGTAATCCTAGTGTTATAAACAGACACTTGGTTTTTAGCACATATTTAAACAATGTTAAAAATGGAGGAACAGAATTCTTATATCAAGATTGTGTTACAAAAGCTAAAAAAGGCTCAACGATTATTTTTCCTGCGGGTTGGACACATGCTCATAGAGGACAAATATCTGAAAACCAAGAGAAGTATATTATTACAGGTTGGTTCAACTTCTTAAACGATTAGGCGTTTTTTACACTTATATACTATAATAATATTAACTCTGTAAATGCAGATTAAATTAAAGGAGAAACTAAATGACAATACTTAATATATTTTCATGGATAACAACTATAGTAGCTATCGCATCATTAGTTGCGGCTATCACACCAACACCACAAGGTAACTGGTGGTTATCAAAACTTTACAAAGTTATTGATTGGTGTGCTTTAAATGTTTTAAAGGCTAAGGATAAATAACATGAGTTTTTTAAAAAGATTTTGGGGCAACCTTACTGGTACAGAAGAGGTTAAAGTAAGGACTAGAACTAAAAAGGGTAAGTTTGTAGCTGATGATAAATCTACACCAGATGTAAATGAAGCTTGGACTACTAAAAGAGTTAAGAAGACATCTAAAAAATAATGGCCAAATCTCCAGATGCGTTTGTATATAATGCTACGCTAGATAGAATTGTAGATGGTGATACTTTTGATTGCATTTTAGATTTAGGCTTTGATGTAAAGTTACACAAACAAAGAGTGCGATTAGCAGGAATTGATACCCCTGAATCTAGAACAAGAGACTTAGCTGAAAAAAAACTTGGATTAGCTGCAAAAGAAAGACTTAAAGAACTTTGCTTTGGTAAGTTCAAAATTAAATCATTAGGCAAAGGAAAGTACGGTAGAATAATAGGTATACCGTACACGGAAAATGGTGAAGATATTTGTCAAATTCTTATTAAAGAAGGTCATGCAGTTGAGTATCATGGAGGTACAAAAACTAAAGTTTGGGGTGATTACTAACCCAAATGGAATCAGCAGTTCAATTAATTAATGAAGTTGGTTTTCCTATAGCAGCAGCAATAGGACTAGGTCTATTTATTTGGAAATTAATTAATAAAATTATTGATGGTATGGAAACTAAAGTAGATGTACTTGATGAAAAAGTATCTGCTCAAATATCAGAAATAGAACAAAGATTAGGTCAAAAACTAGACTCACAACACGGTATCTTGGTTGCTCTTATAGACAGGGTGCGGTCTGTAGACAATGAGATAATTAGACAAGATACTTTGCTAAAGACTATACTTGGTGTACCACAACTTATGCATACTGACAGATTAGCAAAGGCAGATAGAGATGACCAAAGAAAAGATTAATAAAGAAGAATTAGAAAAATACAGACTTACAATAACTATAGTTTTTATAGGTTTTGTATTATTTTTTGGAATTATTGCTGTAAATTTAAAAGCAGATACTATAACTCATAAATTTAAAAACCCATCTTTTAGTGGTATTAATACCTCTTCTCATTATTTAACTATTGAAAACCAAGAGTTTAATAGAAAAATGAGTATTAAAGAAGAAATAAAAGCTATTCAAGAACAGCTAGAAAGAGATAAAGAAAACACAACACTAGCAAGGTTTATAAGAAATTTAGAATCAAGAATATACGCACAACTATCAAGACAGCTTGTAGAAAATTTATTTGGGGAGACACCAAGCACAGAAGGAACTTTAACACTTGAGGGAAACACTATTCAATATAGTATTGAAGATGGCGTTATCACTCTAATTATTACGGATGAAAACGGAAATGTCACTCAAATACAGCTGCCTATTGGTGATTTTAGCTTCTAGTTGTAGTTTATCTCCAGTAGATACTAACTTACAAAAAGGTAAAATTTTACCTAGTATTTTACAAATACAATCTGAAGAATTATTAAATGTATCACAACCTAAAATACCTATAGTTGTAGCAGTATATCCTAATAGTTTTACTGACCAAACAGGACAAAGAAAAAGCAATAGTGAGTTTGCTTTATTTTCTACAGCGCTTACACAAGCTCCCAGTCATTTATTAATTAGAAGTTTAAAACATACAGCAAATGGTAAGTTTTTTAGAGTAGCTGAAAGAGTTGGGTTAGATAACCTAACTAAAGAAAGACAACTTATACGTTCTGCTAGAGAACAAAATGAAGCAAAAGATGGACCTAAACCTATTATGCCTTTATTGTTTGCAGGTGTGCTTATGGAAGGTGCTGTCATTGGCTATGATACAAATATAAAAAGTGGTGGTATCGGTGCTAGATATTTAGGAATAGGTACAAGCAAACAATATCGTATAGATAATATAACAGTTGCTTTACGTATGATTTCTATAGCTACAGGAGAAGTATTAATTGATGTTTTAGTAAGTAAACAAATCTATAGTTATGGCCAATCACAAGATGTTTTTAAATTTATAGAGGTAGGCACAGAACTTGTAGAAATAGAAATGGGAGATGCTGAAAACGAACCAGCTACATTAGCTTTACAAAAAGCTATTGAGCAAGCAGTTTTGGAAATAGTAAAAATAGGTTATGATAAAGGTTTTTGGGAGATTAAAGATGAATCAATTAAAATTGATAAGCTTAATTGTGATGCTGACTGCATTGACGACATACGCGGCTGATAGCGAAATTTATGTGGACCAAAGCGGGGCAACAGCTAATATAGATTTAGAACAACTTGGTTCTGGGAATATAATTGGAGGTTTAAATTCTGTTGCAGGAACGTTAACTGCTTTAGATTTAGATGGTACAACTATGACATTAGATATTAACCAAATTGGCGATTCTAATAAGTTTTTAGGAGATATTCTTGGCGATACTGTCACAGGATTTTTTGAATTTGATGGCGATAGTAATACTTTTACTATTCAAGGCGACCCTACAAATACTTATGGTATTGACAATACAGACTATAATGTTGATGTTACAGGTAGTACCAACACATTTACATTAGACCACGGCACAACTGCTTTAGCTGCGACTCTTGATTTAGATTGGATAATACAGGGTGATGGCAACACTTTTGACTTTGATATTAATTATGATGGTGCTACTAACTATGTTGATGTTGATGGTGACAGTAATACTTTAAACTTTACTGGGTCTGGTTATGCCGGAGGTTATTTTTATTTAGACCAAACTGGTAACAGCAGAACCTTTAACATAACACAATCAAGCACATTAGATAATGACTGGCTTAAAATTATATCTATCGGTAATAGTGGTACTGTTTGCGTCATTCAAAACGACCAAGGTACAAGCACAAGCTGCTGATATTGGAGACATATCTGAACTAAACGGTTCAGCACAAATAGTAAGAGACAAGCCTTACGATGCTAATTTAGAATTTGCTATTCAAAGCAATGATGAAGCTATTACTACTAATGGTAGAATGGCTATCACCTTTTTAGATGAATCTACAGTAAAACTTACCGAACACTCACAACTACTGATAGATGAATACATCTATGACCCTGACCCTAGTAAATCTAAAATGGCTCTTACCTTTGGCTTAGGTACAGCAAGGTTTATCACAGGCAATCTTAACCGTATAGACAAACAAAATATAACTCTTAAAACACCCACGGCCAATATAGCGATACGTGGTACTGATTTTACGGCTACAGTAGACGAATTAGGGCGCAGCCTTATAATATTGTTACCAGACGCTTTAGGGTTTTCTAGTGGAGAAATAGAAGTAGTTACAGCTACAGGTAGTGTTTTACTTAACAAACCATATCAAGCTACTACTGTAAACGTATTTGAAAATGCTCCTTCAAAACCTGTAATATTAGATTTGACGCTAGATATTATAGATAATATGTTAATTGTTACACCACCAAAAGAAGAGCAATTTACGCAAGATGAAACTACAAGCACCAAAACAGTAAATTTATTAGATTTTAACGACCTTGATATTGATTATTTAGCAGAAGATTTTTTAGAAGATAGCAGTTTAGAATTTACCGAGTTAGATATAAATTATCTTGATATAAATTTTTTAGAAGATTTATTAGATGTGTTAGATGCTTTAGCTGTTGAAAAAGAAGAGGACCAGCTTGTTTCAAATACTGGGGTAAACATAACAGGAACATTAATTGGCCAGGATGCAAATACACAAATAACCACTATTGTTACAGGTCAAACGATAAGTTTGAGAAGAAACGTAAGTGAATCTGTACGACTAGATTTAAATACAGCAAGTGGTTATACAGTTATACTCATACAGGATGGAGTTTCTAATATCGTAAAAATTAACGGCGGAGGAGATTCTGTAATAACTATAAGGCAAAGTGATTAAATGAAAAGACTATTATTACCTATACTTATATTATTAAGCTTACCATTATTGTTTCAAAGCACGCCTACAGAAATATTAAAACTTAAAACCTTTGATACTTTTATTAAAACACCAGAGGCATCAGGAAATTTTGTAATACTAAACATTACAGAAGAAGATGTAGAGCGTGAGGGAGGCTGGCCTTTACCTAGACAAAGATTAGCAGATATACAACTAGAAATATTAGGCAAGGGTGCGTTAGGTGTCGGATGGGTAATAAGTTTTCCACAAGCAGATAGAATGGGAGGAGATGCAAGATTTGCCAGTTCGTTAGGTTATGCTCCAAGTGTAATAGCTACGTTTGAAAACGGTAAAGGCGTATATCCTAAAACCACAGGTACAGTTATTAGAGGCCCGGATGTTGGTGGGTTACAATCAACAGGAATAAAACAAAATTATTCTACTTATGATAAAGTTATACAGGGTGTTGCGATAGCACCAACAGAAGTTGACCAATTAGTAAGGCGGATTCCTCTAATATTAAAAACCCCTAATGGTTGGTCAGCTTCATTCGGTACACAAGTTCTTAAAACATTAACAAACACACCAACATATATACTTACAACAAACGAAAATGGTATACAAGAAATAGCTGTTAGAGGTTTGCCACCAGTAAAAACAGATAGTTTTGGTCGTAAATGGATTAGTTGGGTAAATACAGAAGAAACTAATTTACAAGAAATGAATGTAAATGGTAAGTTTGTTTTTGTAGGTGTTACTGCAAATGGCGTAATGCCACAAATTGCAACCCCTGTCGGTTTATTGGAACCACATAAAATTCAAGCTGCATTAGCAGAATCAATTTTAATACAAAACTCACCAACTATTCCAGATTGGAGTTTATCTGCAGAATTAGCTATTTTTTTATTTTTTGTAAGCCTGTCGTGGCTTGTGTTGCATTATTTAGGTATTACCTATGGTGTAAGTATGGGTATTTTTCTAATGTGTTGTGTAGGGTTTGGCGGTAACTCTTTGATACAAAGTGGCTATCTTATTGATGTTACATGGACATTAATTTCACAATTTATTACAAGTGCAATAGCTTTTTATTTAAGATTTAGAGAACAATTTAAACTTAGATTGCAAATTAAAAAACAATTTGAACATTATCTTGACCCAAGACAAGTTAAAAAATTACAAGATAACCCGGATTCTTTAGTGCTTGGTGGTGAGCGTAGATACTGCACGTTTCTTTTTACTGACGTAAGAGGCTTTACTGCTATGTCTGAAAAACTAGAGCCAGAAGAAGTTACTAAAATTATGAACAAAGCTCTAACAATACAAGCTAATGCAGTAAAAGAGTATGGAGGTATGGTAGATAAATATATAGGCGACGCTATGATGGCCGTATTTAATGCCCCTATTGACTTACCAGGACATGAAACTGCCGCAGTATTATGTGCTAGAGATATTCAAGAAAACATTAAGAAAGCAGATATTAATGTTGAAATAGGCGTGGGAATTAACACAGGTTTTGCATTGTTAGGTAACTGTGGGTCTGAAGATAGGTTTGATTATACGGCTATAGGGGATGCGGTAAACCTTGCAGCTAGACTAGAAAGCTCAACTAAGGAAGTTGGAGAAGATATTGTAATAGGTTATGATACTATCAGTTCAAGTAATTTTAGCAACGAGGTATTGTTGAAAGAACTTGATAGTATTTTTGTAAAAGGTAAAGAAAAACCAATTAAAATATATACATTACAAAATGGATAATAAAAAAATGACAGTAAATGATGTTGCAGAAAGACTTACAAAACTAGAAACAATATCGCATGAACGTTGGAAAACTGCTTTTAATGAGTTTGCTGACATCAAACAAGAAATAACTTATATTAATTCAACTATAAAAGCAGCTACCTTTGGAGTGTTTGGTTTTATTGGTGCTATAGGTATTGCAGTTTTAACGAGGTTTTTAATATGAAGGGATTACTAAAAAACATAGTAGGAGCAGTAGCACCTACAATAGGTTCAGCAATGGGTGGACCTCTTGGTAATATGGCTATGGGTAAAATAGCGGAAGTTTTAGGTGTTTCTAACGACCAAAAATCTATACAGCAAGCAATACAAAATGCTACACCAGAACAAATGATGGAGCTTAAAAAAGCTGAACAAGAGTTTGAAGTACAAATGAAAGAGCTTGATGTGGATGTCTTTAAGCTAGAAGTAGCAGACAAACAACACGCTAGAGGTATGTTTAGTAAAGATTGGACTGCTAGAATTATCGGATTATTTACTATAGGTGGTTTTATGGGTTACATATTTTTAGTAACTATTCAACCACCAGAACAAAACAGCGAAGCACTTATTAATTTAGTGCTTGGTTATCTTGGAGGATTAGCAAGTGCAATTATTTCGTTCTATTTTGGAGCATCTAATACCAGCGACAAAAAGGAGTAATATGAAAATATCAAAAGAGGGTTTATCCCTAATTAAAAAGTTTGAAGGTTGTGAACTAGAGGCTTATCGTTGTGCAGCTAATGTTTTAACAATAGGTTATGGTTCAACTAAGGGTGTAAAAGAAGGTGATACTATTACCCAAGAAGAAGCCGATGAATTGTTATTAAACGAAATGGAAGAATACGAAGGTTACATTAATGATATGGTTGAATGTAATCTTAAACAACACGAATTTGATGCATTAGTTTCATGGGTTTTTAACCTTGGGCCATCTAATTTAAAAAATTCAACTTTATTAAAAGTTTTAAATACTTCACATCCAGATTGGAATGACATACCAGCACAAATACGTAGGTGGAATAAAGCTGGGGGAAAAACACTTCAAGGCCTTGTTAGACGTAGAGAAGCAGAAGCTTTGCTATTTGAAGGCAAAGAATGGCATGAGGTGTAACTAATGCCACTTAACAAGATTTTATTTAAGCCAGGTATTAACAGAGAAGGGACTGAATACGATAATACTGGAGGTTGGTTTGACGTAAATCTTGTACGTTTTAGAAAAGGTAGACCAGAAAAGTTTGGCGGTTGGTCAAAAGATAGTCCTAATAGTTTTTTAGGAACTGCAAGGGCTTTACATGCTTGGAACTCTTTAGAAGGTACAAAGTATTTAGGATTAGGAACTACTTTTAAATATTATATTAAAGAAGGAGACGGTTATTCAGATGTTACCCCCATACGAAAGACTACAACTAATAGTGTTACTTTTTCTGCTAGTGATGGCAGCTCTACTATAACTGTAACTGATACTGCTCATGGCGCTGTTCAGAATGATTTTGTAACATTTTCAGGCGCTGTATCATTAGGTGGCAATGTAAACTCAAATGTATTAAATCAAGAATATCAAATAGCAACTAAAATTAATGAAAATAGCTATACTATAGAAGCAAAAAATACTTCTGGTGTTACTGTTACAGCAAATAGCTCTGATACAGGTAACGGAGGGTCTGGAGGAGATGGAGCATATCAAGTCAATGTAGGATTAGATGTTTATGTGCCTTCAAGTGGTTGGAGTTCTGGTACTTGGGGAGAAGGAACTTTTGGAAGTATTAGCGCTTTAAGCGAAATAAACCAATTAAGACTTTGGACACATGACCACTTTGGCGAAAACATTATAATAAATCCTAGAGCTGGAGGTATATATAGATGGGTAGAAAATAATGGCCTTACAACAAGAGCTGTAAATCTTTCTACTGTATCTGGTGCTAATTTAGTACCAACAAAGGGTTTGCAAGTTATTACATCAGAAATTGATAGGCATTTAATAGTTTTAGGAGCAGACCCAATATCAAGTGGAGCAAGAACTGGAACTATAGACCCTATGCTTATAGCTTTTAGCGACCAAGAAAATGAATTAGAGTTTGAATCTTTAATTACTAATACTGCTGGAGATTTAAGACTATCATCTGGCTCTTCTATTATTGGCGCTACCAAATCTAGACAAGAAATACTCGTTTGGACTGATACTGCTTTATACAGTATGCAGTTTGTTGGGCCACCTTTTACATTTGCAGTTAATCTTATTAATGAAGGTACTGGTCTTATAGGACCAAAAGCTGTAGTTACTTCAGCGGAATCTATATATTGGATGTCTTCAACAAACTTTTACGCATATACAGGTAGCGTTAAAAAAATACCTTGTAGCGTTCATAATTACGTGTATGGCGATATAAACTTTAGTCAATCATTTAAAATTCATGCTTTTACTATTACTGAAAAATCTGAAGTAGGTTGGTTTTATTGCTCTGCAAGCGCAAGCGAAATAGATAGATACGTTATTTATAATTATGAAGATAATATATGGTACTACGGACAATTAGAAAGACACGCTTGGTTAGATAGTGGTATTGAAGACTACCCAAGAGCTACTTCTGGAGGCTATTTATTTGAACAAGAAAATGGTTTTAACAATGACGGTAATCCTATGACTGGAGTATTTATAGAAAGTTCAGATTTTGAGGTTGGAGAAGGTCAACAGTTTGCGTACATACAAAGAATGTTTCCAGATTTTAAATTTTTATCTAATTCTGAAGCAGGTAAAGTTAATGTGGTTTTAAAGACTAGAAATAATTCAGGTGAAACTTTGTCAACAAACTCTACATCTTCTATAGGCTCAACTACAGGACAGGTAAGTCTTAGGGCTAGAAGCCGTCAGGCCGTATTAAGAGTAGAGTCAGATGATGATGCGGATGGTAATGATAATGTAGGTTGGAGACTAGGAGCTACTAGGTTAGATATTAAACCAGACGGCAGAAGATAGTGGCAAAATTACTACCAACAAGTCTTCCCCTTGCTCAAGGAGACATGTCTTCTGAAATTTTTAATAGATTAGTTAGGATTCTTGAGTTAAACTTAGGACAGTTCGACCCAAATCGGACGCCGCAGTTCAACGAAACAGAAATTGCGCAATTAAACTTTTTAGAAGGTGATGTAATTTGGAATACTTCTCAAGGAGTGTTGCAAGTTTATATAGGAAACAGTTGGACTCAACTACATACACCTAACTCACCCAATAATGGTTTTAAAGCTACAGCTTTTTTAGGTGCTGTTTCTGTTATAACAAAAGGTGATATAGCAGTAAATATAACAGTAACTTAAAATTTAGGATATTTTTATATGTTTGCAAAACAAAAAATACAAGAAGAATCATACAAGCTTAAAAACTTATTGCTTGGATTTCCTTCTGATTGGTTTGTTAACAAAAAAACACTTAAGTTAGCTAAAAAGTCTTTACCAAATATAATAGATTTTTATAAAAACATGGGTGTTAATAATCCAAAAGACATTCCTCTATATAAAATTATAAAAGAACCTTTAAAAGATGTTTATACAGTTCCTTTGTTTTCTGAAAGTTTTTGTAAAATATTGTTAGATGAAATAAAAAATATGGAAAAACATTTTTCTTTTACACCTAATCCAGATGAAGATAACTTAAGACAAATACCAGAAATAGTATTGAATGAAAAATGTCCTGAATTGTACGATTCGTTAATGAATGTAGTAGATTCTTTTATAAACCCTATTTTGCTTACAATTTGGAACAGACATGTTACAGGTGGGAATATTCAAATAGCTAATTATAATTTAAAAGATAAAAAACAAGGTGCTTGGCATCACGACGGCAGCTCAGATGTAAGCATAGTAGTACCTTTAAATACAGGAGATTACAAAGGTGGGGGAACAGAATTTTGGAAAAAAGGAGTAATAAAACCATTACCTACAGGCAACGGTCTTATATTTCCTAGTTACACACACATGCACAGAGGACTATCAGTAGAGCAAGGAGATAGATATTTATTGGTTTTTTGGTTAACATCTATAGATGAAGATATTAACAGCAAGTTAAATTAAGGGTAAAATTGTAATATGAATAGAATAGACAACAGCGGAAAAGGAATAGCTACATTAGGACGTGATGAAGATAATTACATGGCTCACGTTGCTAAAGGAGAAATGGTTGTACCACCTGTACTAAAACCAGAAACTCAGGCAAAAATAAGACAGGAAATGATAGCTGCAGGATTAGACCCAAGCGAATATACAGTAGGGTCTGGCATGTCCATTAATCCAATTACAGGTATGCCTGAATTTGGCTTTCTAAAAAAAGCTTTTAAATCAATTAAAAAAGTAGTTAAAAAAGCAGCTCCTGTTTTAGGAGTTGCAAGTATGTTTATACCAGGTATAGGACCTGCTATTAGTGGAGCGCTTAAAGCAGTTCCAGGTATAGGAGGAGCTTTATCTGGTGGTTTTAATCTTCTTACTGGAGCAGGTGCAGCTGGCGGAGCAGCTGGCGGAGCAGGTGCAGCAGCAACTGGCAGATTCTCTCGTTTAAAAAATTTCTTCAACCCTGCCGTTGGAACAAAAGGTGTTTTTGGAGGAACTTTTGGTCCAAATTTAAGAAGTGGTATAGGAAAATTCTTCGGTGGGCAAATGGGTCAACAACCCGGTATGCCTGGTGGTATGCCTGGCGGCATGACTGGAGGTATGCCAAATCAAGGTGGTTTTATGTTTACTTCTGGAGGGAATCAAGATGCTGCTTATCAAGCTTTGTCTCAAATGAATTCTGAGCAACAACAGGCCTTTAACAGCTTTTTTAAAGATAGCCCAGATTTTCCAGGACTTATGCAAGACTCAGCTGGTAATTTATACGACCCATCTACAATGATGAATGAAATGATGAATGCTTTTGGAGGTTCATCTTCTAGTGGACAAATGGGTGGTTTAGGAAGTTTTTTTAGAAGAGACCCTAAGGATAAAGGAAGAACGCCTCAATTTATAAAATTTATAGGAGATTTATTTGGATTTGGAGGAAGTTCTGGACCTACCAACAATCAAGGCGGAGGAAGTTTTTTTGGTAGAGAAACTCCAGGAGCAATAAAAGGAGTTGAAGATTTTTTAAAAAGACCAAACATGGGAGCAGCTGGTATAAGCGCTTTGCTTGGTAAAGTTGTATACGACGCAGCAAAAGATAGACAAGGTGGTTTAGCTGCAACTCCAGCAGTAACAATGGATTCACTAGGTAGATACCAGCTTTCAAAAGCTTTGGGAACTGGTGGAAATAGACAAGAGTTTGGTTTAGGAAATGCCCCAGCATTTTTAAAATTTGCAACTGGTGGTTTAGCAAGTGTTAAAGAATTGGATATGCGGGAAGGAGGAGAATCTGCCGGACCAGGTACGGGAACCTCAGATGATATACCAGCTATGTTAAGCGATGGTGAGTTTGTTATGACTGCTAAAGCAACTAAAGGAGCTGGTGCTTTTGATTTAAACAAAACAAAATCAGGCATTGAGCTTGTTAAAGGCGGTAGCCCATCTAGAGAAGAAGGTGTAAAAAACATGCGTGAATTAATGAATATATTTGAGGCAGTTTAATGGCAGTTCAAAATTTTAATCCATCAAATCAAGTTTCTCCAATAGTTACTGGCTTTACAAGAGATGATAGAACAAGCGACCCATTTGTAAGAGAACTTTACTTTGGAGGTCCAGATAGTCCTGGAATGATTAATCAGGCTTACAAAGCTGCTCAAAAAGGTTTTTTAGACAACCCGTTTCAAGCTAAAGGCGTAGCAGGATTTTCACCATTTGCTAACAGAGCTATGGAATCTGTTTATTCTGGTATTGGTGGTTATAAGCCGTTTTTAGATTTCCAACAAGATGCTTTATTAGAAGGTATGGGAACTCTTGGTATTCAAAGAGGCTTAACAAATGAAGCTTTAGGTGCTTATAGAAGAGCTGGAGAAATGCAACAGCCATATTTATCTCAAGCTCAACGACAATACGGAACTGGGTTAATGGACTTGCAATCAAGTTTTGGTAGACAAGGGCCATCTGCTAGAGACTTTCAAAGAGCTTCTTTAAAAGGGTTTGACCCACGTTCTTCAGCTGCTTATTACAATCCGTTTGAGCAACAAGTAGTACAACAAACAATAGATGACGTATTTAAACAGGGAGAAATAGCTGACATAGGACAAAGAGCAAGAGACATAAGTACAGGCGGAGAGTCTGCTTTTGGTTCTAGAGCTAAATTAAGTGCTGAAGAAAGAAGAGCTGCACTTGGAAGAGGTTTGGGAGAAGCATTAGCTGGTATACGTTCTGGTGGATTTGACACAGCTCAAAGCAGAGCTATAGCTGAATCTCAATTTGGCAGAGGTGCTTTAGAAAGGGCTGGAAGTTTTGAAGCTGGGCTTGGTAGAGATATGTCAGGAGCAAGAAGAGGTTTTGCTAGCGATATAATGGGATTAGGAGCTAGAAGAGGCGATATAGCTAGAACTGTAGCAGGAGATATAAGAGGTGTATCTGGAGACTTAGGTGGACTTGCAAGAGATTATGCTGCTTACGGTAGAGATATGGGTAGTCTTGGTGGCTTATATCAACAGTATGGCAGGGATGAAAGAAAAGAATTGATGGACTACGATAGAATGTCCAGAGATATGAAGCAAAGAGGAATAGATGCTAGATACGCTGCAGATGAAAGAAACAGGTTTGCTCCAATGAAAGCCTTAGAATATGTAAAAGGATTTACACCTCAATACGTTGGTGGTGGTTCAGATGTTAGAACTACATACGGTATGCCTAGAGACCCACTATCAGCAGGATTAGGTACATTTTTAAGTTCTTATAGTAATTATGCTAACCCTTATACTGGACAGCAACAAGGCGGAGGTCAACAACAAGGACAACAGCAAGGTCAACAACAAGGAACCGGACAACAAAATACAGGTTACGGTATGCCAGGTACTTACCAGTATGGCCAAGGGTATGGCCAAGGGTATGGACAAGGGTATGGCTATAATCCTGGATATGGAACTGCTTAATGAGTGTTTTAAGCAGAAAAATGTTTGCAAAAGGAGACGTGGCTAATGTAGGCTCACGTGCTACTGTAGATATAGGTCCTAACATGCCTACATACACATCTGGAGATGTACGTAGACTTATTGAGTTTTACGTATCGCAGGGTTTAAATTCTATTGATATTCAAGAAAGAATTAGTCCTTTAACTGGAATATCAATGAAAGATATTGAACAGTTAATTTTAGAGTCAGGTGGTAGTATAAATCCTAGCGTTAACACACCAGCAGTAATTGACCCAGACGCAGTATTTGTACCTGAGCCGCAAGCAGAGACAGTAGTAACACCATCTGGAGGTTTGCCCACAGTACAACCAACAGCACCAGAGCTACCAACTATAGAAGATATTTCTCAACCTGCTCAAATTAATTCAGCTGTAGCTGAGTTACAAGAGGTAAGAACAAATTTAGAAAAAGAGTTAGCTGAACTTATAGAAAACAATAAACCAAAAAAACGTTTAGGAATAACTATGACTATGGATGGTGAGCCAATAATGGCCAATGACGAAGCAATAGAGCAGAAAAGACAATCCATAAACCAAATAAATCAAAGTATTGAATACTATAAGAAAAATCCTCCAGCTCCCTCAACTCCAGATATACCAATAGAAGTTGAAACTCCAACTATTTCTGAGTTTTTAAAAGATAAAGTTGATACTACTGTTGAAGAAGATAAACAAAAAGATGATGGTTTGCCTGATGTTGGTGTTTCTGATTTGTCTGGAAATCAATACAAAACAAGTGATGGAATAATTCATAATATAGACCCTGCTGCATTTAAAGAATTGTTATCAAAAGAGTCTTCAAGAATTATTCAAGGAATTTTGTTAAACCCAAATGTAGAATATGGACAAGACTTAATAGACATTATTGAGGCCGAGGCTTTAGGAAGGTCGTCAACTTTAGTAGACCAAGAAAAAATAAAAGTTGGCGGAGAAAATGTTATTTTAAATCCAGAATCAATTGGAGATGAAACTTTAAAACTTATAGTTGATGTTGGGAAAGAGGGTGTAGAGGGTATATATAATACTTTAAGAAGCTTAGGCGGTTCAAGAATGGTTGGTATATTTAGAGGAAGAGAAGCCGGCCAAAAAGCTAAAGAAGCAGGCAGAGATGAGTATGTGGACCTCTTTGATACACCTTTATCATCTCAAGGAACTATTGCAGAAAATTTAGCTGAAATAAGTGGTTATGGAGCAACTGGAGGAGAAACAGCAGGAACACTTGATAGTATTGTATTAGAGTCATCTATCGGACAAGATACTACACAATCTTTAACAGATATAGCTAACGAAGAAAAAACAACTGAAGAACAACAAGAAACAATAGATGAAGCAGCAGGAGATACAACAGGAACATCTGCAGACCCAGCGGCATCTGATGACCCAAAAAAAGAAGATGACGATAAAGATGATAAGGATGATGCACCTGGCGGTATAGAAGTTGTAAATCAAGATGACAACGATGGCGCTCAAGAAATTTCTAATTCATTGTTTGGTAATTTTGCTAACTTTTTTAATAGCGAAGAAAATTTAAGAATGGCTAGAAATGTTGGTAAAGCTCTTACTGCAACAGGTGATTTAACCGGTATAGGTATTGGAGCCGCTGCAGCTGCGGAAGAAAGAAAACTTGAAGAAGAGCTTGCTAAGAAAAGATTATTTGACTTAGCTGGTAGTGGTGCAGCAGACGTTACAGATAGAAAAAAAATATTAGACGTACAAACCGCAATGAACGATAGTATTGCTGATTATAATAATGCCGTTGCAGCTGAAGAACTTACAAATGGAGTTTTAAATATTTTAGCAGAACCTTCTTCTGGAAACATTACAACTTTTGCAAACAAAATAGGTATTAGAGTAGATGAATTTTTAAATGCAGCTGGCGTTAAGAGCGAAACTGAAATTGCAAATATGAAACCTGGTAAAAGAGCAAAAGTAATGTTAAAAGTTCTTACTAATAGAAATATTAAAGAAATACTTGGTGAATCAGGAAGAACCATATCTAATATTGATAGACAGATAGCTGAAAGAATAATAAGTAGTTTAGAATTGTTTAAGTTAGAAGATGACGTTGCAACTATGAAATTAAAATTAAACGAAAATTTAAGGTCAATAACTACAAAGAAAAATAATTCGCAAAGAAATATAAAAAGTTCAGTTATGTTTTTAGCTCCGTATGATGCGAACATTTTAAGTAGAGATAGCGAACTATTTAGTATTTATGTTGATGAATTAGGGTTTGCTCCACCCAGTCAGTCTATTGGCTCTCCTGCAGGCGGAGATGATGCAATACAAATAGACGCTACAAAATAATGCAAACTTATAACGTAAAACTAGCCGAAGGAGTTTTTGTAAAAGTAAACGCAGATAATCCAGAAGACGCTACCGCAAAAGCAAAAGCAGAAATTGCAAAAAGACAAGGCTCTATAGCTTACGACAAAGTATATTTTGATTACGATACAGGTATACAAGATAATAGACTCAGAGCAGGCCTTTCTGTTGCAGAAGATTATATGAATGAAGATGGCGAGTTTATATCCGAAAAAGAAAATTATTTAAAACAAGAAGTTGGTTCTGACGGTTTTATAAGAGATTCAAAAGGTAGCATTGCCCTTACTCCTATTGGTCAAGCCAGGTTAGGCTTAGAGCCATCAAATAAAAATATTGTTATAGATGAAAACAAAGCTTTCACATCTGGAGATTTTGCAGATATGGCAGGATATGCAGGCCCTATATTGGGAGCTATTGCAGCAGTTAATCCATATTTAAGAGGTATAAAGTATTTAAGAGGTTTGTTAGGCTCTAGAGTTGGTAGGCCTTTATTAGTAGGTGCTGGTTCTGCAGCAGGTAAAGGTGTAGAAGAAGCAAATGAAATAGCAAGAGGTGTTCAATTACAAAACGAAGAAGAACTTGCCAATTTATATAAAAGAGAGTTTTTAATTGGTGGTATTGCACAGGGCGCAGGTGAAGTTTTAGGAGGAGTTTTTTCTACCTACTTTGGTAAAACTGCATCACATGGAGCCATAAGAGATTCTAAGTTCTTGATGCAGGGTTATGACCTTACTGACATTTTTAAAATAGATGCACAAATAGCAGCACGTGAAGGATTAGACCCAACAAACTATAAGGCATCTGCAAGTCAGGTAATGAAAGAAATTAAAAAACAAAAAATTAAACCTAAGTTTACTCCTGGTATTGTTACTCAAGCAGCCTTGGGTAGAACTATTCCTTCTAGAGGACAATCAATCGCTGAAGCTGTAACAGGTGCAAAGCCAAGAGAGAATAGGTCTCAAGCAAATCTAGTTGAAATGATGAATAGCTTTTTTCAATCTCTTGGTAGAAAAAATGCAACCGTAGACGATTTTATTGAATCTGGAGCTGTAGGACAAATAGCAAAAAAAGAATTGTTAGATATACAATCAAATATGCAAAAAGGAATACAAGTATCTGATGAAAAATTAGATGCTTTATTAAGGATGATGGTTGATGAAATGGGAGTTTCAAAAGGTCTAATGGCTAACGGACAATTACAATCATCAGAAACTCTTAGAAGAGCTTTGTCAGATGAAATGAAAAAAATATGGGATGCATGGAATACATCAAATAATAAAATGTATGAGAGTGCTACAGCGGCTTTACAAGGAACAAAAGTAAATGCAGGAATAAGTGCAGCTTTAAAAAATAGCGCATCTAGATTTAAAGACTTGCAAAATAAATTTGATTCTGACGATGTTTTTGCACAATATTCTGGAGCTTACGTAAAATTAAAAGATTTAGCAGACGGCCAGATAGATAATTTAACACAGTTAAAAAATGCAAAAATGGAATTTAGAGCTGTTTTAAAAGACGCTACAGTAAGTGGTAAAACAGGAGGAACTACCTATAGGCTTGCGAAAGAAGTCATAGAAGAGATAGACCAACTGCAAAAAGATATTATAAATAAAAAAGCTTTTGTTGGTATGGATGATATAACAAAAACAGACATAAATGAGGCTTCTAAAGCTTTTAAATTACTTGCACAAGCTGATAATGATTTTGCTAAAAACATTGATAAATTTTCTGGAACTTTATATCAAAATATAATAAGGCAAGCCAAAACAACTGGTAAAGTTGATGTAGACGAAGTTTTTGGTTTTATAGACAATCCAACTTCTGCAACAAAATTACAAGAAATTTTTACAGCACTTGGGCCAAAAGCAGATGCAGCTAGAGGTCAATTAACAGCTTTATTATTTAAAAACGTAATAACAGATAGTATTGACCCAGTAACTAAATTAATTAACCCAGTTAAATTTACTACTAACATTATGAAGTATGATTCCAAAGAGTTTGGCAAGTCTACTCTTAAAGAATTATTTGGTCCTGGGTATAACGTAAACATGGGATTGCTTAGAGAAATTAATATTCTAAACCCTAAAATAACAAAAAAAGACTTAAACGCACTAATTAATAATATAGAAACTAATCCTAGTATGTTTAGATTAGGCATGGACCCCGTAGTAAAAACAGGAAATGTTGCTCCAGGAAAAGAAACAACAAAAGTATTGCAAGTAGATACCGGGAATCAAATATTAAAAACAATATTAGAAAAAGCAAAAATACAATCATCACTTGATGATTTAAACAAACAGACTTTTATGAAAAATGCTTTGAATGATACGCCTGAAAGAATTGTTGCAAATGTATTCGGGCCAGGCTCTGCAAAAGAAATTAATTATTTAAAAGCTGCTCTTGCAGATACACCAGAAACATTTAAACAAATACAAGAAAATGCTATGGGTCAACTTTTAACTAAAGCTGTCAGCACAGGCAAGCTAAGTAGTTCTGGAAAACTTGCAGATATATTTAAACCAAACGTTTTAAGAAATACATTAGAATCATACGGCGATGACACTTTGATAGCTATGTTTGGTAAAGAACAAACTCTTGCATTAAAAGCGCTACAGCAATCTTTAGATTTACAAGTTGGTGCTGCACAAGGACTAACGGCTGGTGGTATTGTTGCTGGAGCTATAGGTGCGCAAGCTCTAAATATTTCATTACTGCCTACTATTGTAGCTCTTAAAATATTTGGTAATGTATTTGCAAATCCTAGAATTGTAAAATTAATGGCCAATACAGACCAATCATCAACCATGATGGTAATAGATGCTTTTGAAAAGGCTGCAAGACTAGCATCAGCTCAAGCTGTAGCTCAACAATCAGAAGATGCTCAATCAATTATAATGGAGCAATTAAGAGAGCAACTAGAAGGTGAAGGCAATCAAGAAAGAAATACTAAAATTAAAGAGCAAGTTCAAGGTATAACAAATCAAATACCTACTACAGTACCAGATTTACCAGACATAATTCCTACTGCAGCTCCGCCAATAAACAGACAAAATATAAGCAGAAGTTTGTTAGGTTCTCCTGCAAATGAAGACATTGCAAGAAGTTTAAATCAAATAGCTTAAGATTTTTTATTGTAAATTAATCCCATCTCTTCTCTATCAAAACCCAAGGGTTTATCAGACAAACAAATTAAATCATCTTTACTTAAATGAACATAAGGTTCTGAATCTTCTTCATAGATAGGTTCTGCAATTGTTCCAAACCTAACATCATATTCTTTACCTGATTGCCAGGTATGCGAATAAACGCTATCTGTCATAGCAAACACTAATACAAAAGGATGTCCTGTTGCTAAAGATAAGGCAGCTCCCATTCTTAGCTTTGAGGTGCTAAGAAGCAAAGTGTCATACTTATCTATACCAAAACTTCTGCATTTTACCTCAAGCCAAAAACATGACTCCTGACTTTCGCACCAATAATCTAACCCATAAGATACAGGAAGTTTATTACACCTTACATCCCATAGCCCCTCAATAAATCCGGCCACACGCTCTTCACGTTTCTGGTCGCTAATAGTTTCCATCTTTGGTTTTGGACACATAATCCCTCCTTAGTCATCAAAAAACTCGGGGTCAATAGCAACAATACGTTTGGTAGGTCTACCAGTTGTTTTTACTTTGACATCTTTCTCTTGTATTTCTCCAGAATTTTTCAATCTTTCTATAATTTCTTTTACTTCGTATGACTTCATACTTCTAAATATTTCTCTTCTATCAATATCACGCTTGCTTATACCTATATCTCCTTGGGACCTTATAAAACTTAATACTTGTTTTATCTTGCTTTCTGTTTCTGAGCCTGCCACCTTGTCTTCACAATTATCTACAAGCAACTGGTCATAGTAATAAACATAATCAATTGCCCACTTAGTTATATCTCCTCTAATAATATTTGTTTTTGGATTGTCAGCTAAGGCACATATCAAAGCTAATCGCATAGCTTTCTCTCTGGTTCTAGATAATAAAACCTCCAACCCTGTTTTTTCTAGCTGGTCCTGTTCTTCTATTAACTTGTAGGCTAATTTAGTAAGCAACTCTTTACTATCTTTATCAAAGTTTAAAACTCTTTGTTTAAAATCTAATTCAGAATTATTTTTAGCAAGCTCCTCCATTTCATTCTTTGTTTCTCTAACCTTTCTTACCCATTCACATATTGCATCAGACGGTTCTAAAAATGGCACCATCTTACCTACCACTCTAGGTAACTTAGATTCTACGACAATAAATCTATTTAAAAATCCATCTACAATTCTGCCTGTAGACAAAGCGCCGTAAAAATTTTTAGGAACACTCATACCCATAAGAGTTATTGCTGGCTTAATTGTTGACCTATCCATAGCTTCTTGTTGTTGTTTGCTAGACATATTCATAAGAGAGTAGTTATCTGGTCTAATAGTTCCATGACAACGGCCCCAGGACTCCATAAGAACCTGCAGAGCGTCTTCTTTGTTGGAGTTTGATGACTTAGCTATACTCTCTAATCTTTTGCCAAACTCGTCCATTACAGTAATATGTGTTGGTTTATGACGTAGCAAACTATATACAGCACCACTTGATGTATAACCATCTCCAGCCATAAGGTCTATATGGCCAGCATTATCTAGAATAGACTCAACAACTGTCTTAGTATTCTCTTTACCCTGCCCCGATTTGGCAATACACATAAAATACAAAGATGAATAATTATTCATATCTGACCTATACATTCTTCCCGCAACCACAGAACCAAGACCAAGAGCGGATTGCATACTTAAAGCTGGTTGACGTATTTGAGCTATCTTTTCTGAATATTCATATATGTCTTTTAATATTCCTGGAGGGTTATAAAGTTCTTTTGGTTCAGATACTGTTTTGTTTTTAGATATATAAGTTGGAGCAGCTTGATTTTTTCTTTCATGGGTCTTCATTATAGAATTTACTATCGTATCTATTTCAGTATCATCTAATGGAGGTTTATTTTTTGTATTCCAAGACTGCAAAAAGAATCTAGCAAAATCTACATTTAAACCTTTTGCTATTAAATAACCAGCTATTCTTGCTGCAGTATCATTTCTGCCTCCCTCACTTACAGACTCAAGAGATAGTGGTGTTGATATAGGCTTACCATTTATTTTATCTGCGCCAGTTACTTTAACCCAATGGTCCTTTGTAAAGTCTGGCAAATCGTTTGTATCATGTAACTCCCAGTCCTCTATTAACTGAGGCTCATAAATGACGCCGGTGGCATGTATATTATAGGGGGCTATAATTAGACCACCAACGCCTCTTATGTCTATAAGCTTATCGGGGTCATAATCTGCTACCCTTCTTGCTACATAAGTCGTAAAATTTTCTGGATTGTTATAGTAGTAGTGCATACCCTTGCCAGTAGCTACCTTTAAGGGGGTAACTGGTAAATTATTTGCTGCCCATATGACGGCTTCTGGTGTATCTGCATCTACGACCAAAAATTTACCAGTTACTAAAGCTACGACTAAATCATCACGGCCTTTAAACCATCTAGTTATTTCCTCTGTTGTTGGCTGCTCGCTTTTGAATCTTTCCCAACTGCCTAGTTCCTTGGGCGGAACTTTGTTATGGCGTTGTAGCGGTACTACGCTGAAACCTGATTCTGCATACGCAAGTGCTAAATCCAACGCAGAGTCTTCTGCTGTTGCTTTGACGTTGAACACTTGTATTAATCTTCAAAATTAGTTTCAAGTGGCCCATAAATAGATTCAAAGTCCAGCTTTCCGTCGGCTGCTTTGATTATTTTTTTGGCCTGTTTTATTGATGGCTGTCTTCGGCCATACCTCCAAGACTTGGCAGTATTTTCGGTACACTCAAATAATTTTGCTGCACCAGCATTGCCTATATAGGCAATATAATCTTTTAAAGATATTCTATTCACTTCTCTCTCCTTTAATTCAGGCTCTAATTTGTTATCATAAAACTCTTGTATGTCTTTTTTACAAATTTCTTGTAACCTGTATAAGTAATTCACTTTCCATTGGTTTTTATTTACTTCGCTCATAGTTGCTTTTTGTAATAAATTTTTTTTGAACTAAAAGTATACAGTTATATTTTTCTGATGTATACTCTTATTTTATCTTTAGGAGAAAAATTATGAGCGATATATTAAGTCGTATAAAAAGCCCAAGTGATTTAGTTGAATTGCAAGGCGCTAAATTACTTGTATATGGTATTTCAGGAGCAGGTAAAACTACTCTCTGTAAAACTGTTCCAGGTAAAACACTTGTCGTAAGTATGGAAGCTGGTTTGTTATCTATTAAGGACGCTAAAAATGTTACTGCTATTGAAGTAAAAGAAGCTGCCGAGATAGAAGAAATAGCACAGCTACTAGAAAGTGGTGAGTTAGATTATGATACCGTTTGTTTAGACAGCGTTACAGAAATGTCTGAAATTGTTTTGGCAAATGAGTTAAAGAAAAGCAAGGACCCAAGAAAAGCTTATGGTGAGGTCATTCAGATAATGACTAAAACTATGCGTAGGTTCAGGGACCTTCCAATACATGTTGTATTTATTGCTAAACAGCAAGAGATACGAGATGACGCTACAGGTATGTTGCATTATCAACCTATGATGGTTGGTACAAAGCTGCCTACACAGATTCCTTACTTCTTTGATGAGGTGTTATGTTTGAGAACATTTGATACGGAAGACGAGAAAGGAAAGAAAGCTACTGAAAGGTGGTTGCAAACAACTCTCGGAGCAAATTATATTGCTAAGGATAGGAGTGGTAAACTAGATGACCTAGAAGAACCTAATTTATCACATATTATTAACAAGTTAGGATTTACAGGAGAAGCATAATGTCTGACTTTGAAGGAATTGATTTTACTAACGTAGAATCAGAACAAGAGGAATCTTCCTCTTACATACCGAAAGGTGATTATAATTGTATTATTAGCGAATGCGTGCCACACATGTCTGCTGCTGGTAATAAAAGCATTAAGCTAGAGGTTAAAGTACATAACGAACCTAAATATAATGGTTGGATTGTTCGAAAATACTTTAGTCTTTGGTATACAAATGATGATGCTGAAAAACAAGAACAAGTTAGAGGCTACGCTGCTTCTGATTTTAAACGCTTGTTAAACTCTGTTGGTTTAGAAACACCACCAGATGATGCTTCTGAATTACAGGGCAAACAATTGGTTTGTACTTTTTCAGAAAGAGAGAGTGATAACGAAAGCTATCCAGACACTACAAATGAGATAGTTGCGTTTCGTACTCCAAAAGATAATGGAATTGCGCCACCTAAAAAGGTAAGCGTACCTCCAAGTATGGCAAAAGCAGAAGAAAACAAACCTGCGAAACCTACTTTATAGATATTACAGGCTTGCTAGGGGCCTCAAGGGAACCTCCGTTAATCCATAACTCCCTGCCTAGCATTTTAATATGACAGAAACTATTGACGAACAAATTAAAAAAGCAGAAACAGAATTAGAAACAGCAAAAGAATATTTTGAAGTTAAAAAAAATATTTTGTTTTTATTAAATATTGAAAAAGAATTAGAAGTTAGTCTTGAAGACTAATCAATTTATTTAAATACCATCTTGCTTTTAAAAGGCCTTCAAGCTGGTCTTTCTTTTCATAACGCCACATGTATTTAAGAATGTTACCTTTGCAATACCCTGCAAAAGCTTCCGGAGTCATACTGGCTTCTATAGCATCAATACATTCTATATCGCCTTGATAGTGTGGGGGGTGGTTTACGTTATCTGTCATTCTGTTTCTCCAGTTCATTAATTGTTTTTTTGTACCAAGCAATATGTTTTTTGTACACATCACTATTTAAAAAATTAACAAAAGCACTATCACGTTTTTTGTACGATTTAAGTGAGTTTTTAAAATATATTAATTTTTGTTCTCTATTCATTATGTCAATATCTTTCCAACTAAATGTTTTTTTCATTTTGTTTCTCCAAGATATTTATCTATACAATCATCAAGTATTGGTTTTACAGAGTCATAAGCATACGCATAGTTTTTTCTGTCTATACCCTCTTTTGATGTATCTCTTGAATAATAATAAGCATGTAAAAATCTTCTACTAAGTGCATAACACATATTCGGTTCTAATTCTTGTCTTAATGAATCCTTTGATGCTTCATCAATATCAGTTAATACTTCTTCCGCTAGTTCTACTAATTTAGCTTTGTTCATTTTGTTTCTCCAACATTTCATCAAAAGATTCTCTAATTAATACAAACAAACTATCTCTTAAATTAGTATGTAATTTGTCAGAGGAGTTAGGATTTCCAAGAGCTAACCACATTTTTCTAGCCACTTGACACACATAATACTGCTTTGTTCGTTCCATAGATTCTTTTTCTGCTTCTTCAAAAGCATCAATACATATTTCTTTTAATTTAGCTTTGTTCATTTTGTTTCTCCTTCTTTGTAGACTTCTCTTCCCAAACATTCTTAAGTTTGGTTATGTCTATTTTTTCTTTTGTAACTTTCTTTTTGGCTTTGTTAAATATTCTTTCCCAACCTTTATCCCATTTATCTGGGCTTTTGGCTCTAGGTTTGTCGCCTTTACCGCCGTGCCAGGGTTTACTCACCAGGTTTCTCCTTGTATTTCTCTCTTAGTTCTGGAAACTCGCTTAAAAACATAATTAACATACTTCTCGTCTCTTTATTGTCTACTAGCTTTGATAACAATTCACGTAAGGCCATAAGATTGTTCATATCAATATCTCTTTTGATTTCAGCGATAACTTCTTCTATTAAATTTTTATTCATCTAAATCCAGCGTAACAATGCTGTCCGAGTTATAAATGCTTACCTTCCCAGTATGTAAATATTTATTATAATCATCTAAAAATATTTGCATATTTTTCCAAGCAGAGTCCATTTGTTCGTCAGTAATAATAAATATTTTACTAGCATAAGGCGGAAATTTCTCTTGAGCTACAAAAGCAAACTCTTTAACATTATATCCAGCTTTCTCCATACCCCTTCTATACCAAGCTGCCTGCATATCATAGCCCCAGTATTTAACTGAATCAGCAAATTGTTTTGGGTCGCATGATTTGGTTGTCTTGTAATCAACAACATAAATTTCTCCAGGCTTATGTAAACCTTTGAAAGGCGGACATATTAAGTCAGGCCTGCACTTGCAAAGAACCTTATCTTCATACCAGAAGAAACTAGCTTCTGGCAATTTATCATCTGCCTGCAAATACATGTTGGCCTCATCTATAATGTTTTCCTTCATACCTTTTATATGATTTAGTTCTGTTTCTTTTATAACGCATGAGTATCTTTCCAACATGTCAGCTTTGTTTTCTTTATAAGCTTTGGTATAAGGACTGCCCATAAGCACAGCTACTTCTTGATTAAATACAACCTCCCCTTCTACTAACATATAGTGGGCCGCTGTTCCAAAGTTCATAGCATCTGTAGTCTTTTGCTCTTCATTGATTGCATGTAGCTGCGAATGTCCAAACTTACGCAAGGTACTACTGCTTATTCCTACTTCGGAATGATATAGCTCGTTGGGTATATCTGGATATATAAATGCATCTCCCCTTTGTTCGCAATCGTATTCACTTAATTCTTGTATTGGTTTCATATTATTTCCTTAAAATGGTGGTTCGTCGTCTTTGGGCGGTTCGTAATATTCTTTACGGTCCTCTAACTCCCAACGGTGTTTATAGTTTGGTTGTGATGTTTCTTCGGTCCACTCATCATCATACTCTATAGGTATATCTTCATATACAAATTGATGCGTCAAGGGAACAGGCCAATATCCAAGCTTAGTATGCAAGTCATTAAGATTTTCTGCATAGTCTTTATTTGGATTATACGTCGGAACATATCCTTCGGTATTTTGTTTAAATCTATTGAACAAAGCCTTTGAGTCAAAGTTATCCCTTATGGCTTTCAGCTCAAACTTGGTAGCGTCATAAGGTACAAACCTTACGCCATAAGGGTCTCCATCAGAAACGAATGGGTAGAATTTTATTTTATTACTCATTGTCTACAACAGACTTATCAGCATAGCTATAAGCATCTTCAAATAGCTTTGGGTGGTGTTGCCTAACATATTCTACAAAGGCCTTAATTCTGTTTATACACATAGAATCATCTAAGAATGCATTAGAAAACTTTGGCTCTGGCTTTACATTTGCAAGAGCTTTGTTATGGTTGTTTACACTTTCCATAATCAAGGCCATAGAGTTATCAATTATGGTAGACATCTCAGTCTTATTTGATTGTTTCATTTACTTCTCCAAAAGTTAAAATTAAATACTATATTAAATTGTTTGACTTGTCTACATATTTAGCTATACTAAATGTATATTTATGGAGAAGAGTATGGAAAAAAACAAAAAAAAATACATAGAACACAACAACGACTTAGCATTTAATCTTTCTCTTGGATTAATGAAAGACTATGTTAAGAATTGTCTTGATGATAAAAGTGAAAAGAAGATGGACCCAGTATTGGGAGCTTACTTATTAGTACACAATTTATCTATAGGTCTGTTGTTTACAGCTGAGGGTTGCGAGCAAGAGGTTATAGCTATTTTAAAAGACGCTATAGATGATGCTGAGTACAAGCTTAACAAATCAAGAAAGGTGTCATAATGAGTAGATTAAAAGACTTACTTATAGAAGCTGATAGTTTTGCAGAAGAAGTTATACATAACGGCTGCGAAGACTTTGAGGAGTTTAGTTCTGAAATGAAAAAGCTTAGACATGCAAATCAGAATTGGATAATCAAAGATGATAAATACTTAGAACAAGCATGGACCGAACTAAGGGAGATGGATTGGTATAAGTATGGCCCTGAATAATCCGGAACAGGCAATCACTCGGCTTGTATAAACAATAGACGTGCTGTTGCTTTACTTAGCTTTGGGGTGTGGCTTGCAACGAAACGCCCCACTTAGTTTTAATCTTTGTTATACTTTTAATATGACACACCTAAAGATTATAGATTTTGAATCAAAGCGTCCCAAACCCTCCCACCTGGAAGCAAAAAAAAGACTTGATAATTTTTTTCAAGACTTTGTTACTAGGGGCGCTTCCCCCAAAGAAACGGCAAGCCTCATATTTACTTACGGAGTATGTGAGTTATTGAGCTACGCAGAAACACCTAACGAAGGTTCGGAAGTTATTGACGAGGTTTTATATAACTGTTTTGGTATAAAAAAGGACCTAGATGTTCTATTTACGGGTAGTTTTGTCAAAGATGATGAACCTGAATGACAAAACTATTGGCTTGAAAGCCTTACTGCGCAAGGTTTTGGCGTTTTGTCAGTTTTGTCAGGGTTTTGGTCTAAGTGGTAAAAGGGTCGGAAATGTTCCTAACAGTATGAGATATGTGTAAGGGTAGGTATAAGAATATATGACAAAACTATATATATACTCTTATTTATATATATATATTACTCTAGAGAGCCTACTGTTACAGGGTTTAGAGTTTTGTCAGGGAATGTATGACAAAAGTCTGACAAAACTAAAATTAACATGACAAAACTAAAAAAAGAATTAAGAGATAAATTACCAGAATATGTAGTAAATTTGCTTGAAACACCAGATGTAGTAAAATTTATAAAGAAATATCCAGGAGCAAGATTATTAAATGCGAAATCATACGATAAGAAAAAGTATTAAGGTTGAAAAAACATTAGAGAATACAGATGACATGCCTATTGAGTATGTCAATCACGATGAAAAACATTTAACTAAAAGACAAAGGTTATTAGTCTGGAACGCAGCTAACGACCCACAGCTTACTTGGGCGGAAGCAGCCAAGAAAGCAGGATATAAAAATCCTATAGTCATAGGTAGATATATGCATGAAGGTAATAAGTATGCACATGTTAGACGTGAGTATGAAAGACTGATGTCGGAAGCTAAGAAAAAGTTTGAGCTTACACACGATAAGGCAGTTGAAGACTTATATAAACTTAGAGATGATGCCTGGGGGTCTGGGGCCTATAACGCAGCTATTCAAGCACAAGGTTTATTGTTAAAGGTCGGGGGACTTATTGTTGATAGGAGAGAAGTTCTACACGGAAAGATTGACCAGATGAGTCGGGACGAAGTAGAAAGAAGGTTACAACAGTTGCTAGGAACTAAAGCTTTAGATAATAAGTCGGGAGCAAATGTTATTGAAAACAAGTCGGGAGCTGTATCTAAAAAAGATAAGAATTAATCAAAGAAGCCTTTGTAATAAGCATATATAAATCCAACAATACTGCCTACAACAAAGTAGGCTAGAACAGATAATATTAGTATTTCAAATAAGTTCATTCTGACACCTCCTCTAAAAAAAACTCCATTCTATTTAAATTAACTTTTCCCTTGTCTAATTTATTTTCCAGTTCTTCTATTGCTTCATCTTCTGTTTCAGCTTCAAGTTTTATTGCTATCTTTACAATATAGTTTTCATTCCATATATGCATTTTTTACCTCCTCTACTTCAAACTTATTAACATACATATCATCAAGTTTGCTAGACTTTGACATCAAACCACCTTCCATAGCTTTGCTCCACGCTTCTTCTTTATTATCTGCTTCAACAACTACAGAATTTACATGAGTTAAATGTTCTATTACTTTATATTTCATCTGACACCTCCTTATAAGTTTTAATATCAGCTTTAATATTATTTTGTTTATAGTAATTTTTCATAAGTTCTATAATAAATTTTCTAGTTTCCTCATAATCATTTTCATCTAAATAACTGTAAGAATATAAAAAATCATCTTTACTGCACGTTAACATATCATTTATTTTATGAAGCTCATCAGCAAAAT